AACCGGAAACGGATGCTTCAACGGCAGTCGCGATAGCGGCCTTGATTGCCGGGTTTTCCAGGTCGATTTCGTTTTCTTCTGCCACGTTGATGCACCCCTAGGGTTTGGTTAGCCCGCCTTGCGAGCAATAAAAAACCGCCCGGAGGCGGCTGATTGAATGTGTTCGGTTAAATTCCCGCCATAGCGAATGCCAATGGCTCCAAAACCTTCATCTGGGCGAGTGTCAGCGGCGCAAAGTTACGATCAAGCTGAAGTTCGGTGAACCGCTCTAGCGTCAGGCCGCCTTCGCGGAACAGCTTGGCTCGTACTGGACCAATAGCAGCATCCTGGAACGCTGCTGGTTGCTGCTGTAGCCAGTGGTAGTAGTCGAGGCTGGCGTTAACCTGCCTCCCGCCATCAGCACCTACAGATGCGCGCGTGGCGCCCTTGGCGAATATCTCGCTGAGCCTGGTCAAAATAATGAAAGTCGTGCGGCAGTTAGGATGAAACGGCGGCCTGGGCCCAGACTCAACCGGAAACCTACGGCCGTCCAGCGATCGGCATTGCTGGCTGGTCTTGCTGTCCAGCGTCGCAACGATTTGGATCTCGGACACAATGTCGGTGTTGGCCTTTGCCACCTCCATGCGCGCCTGGGACGACACATGCTGAATGGCGGCGTGCACGACCGTGCTGGCATTGCGGTTGGTGGTGGCCAGGATGCCGTCTTTGTATCCTGCCGCCTTGGTGCCGCGAATGTTGCGGATGATCTGGAAGTTCGTCTGCCCTTCGAAGAAGCCCTGCCGGATGGTGCCGGTAACTCGTTCACGCTCTGCACCGGTCCAACCTTTGATGAAGGCCTTCAGCAGCTTCCCACCGCCGGTGCCGCGCACGCTGAGCGGGTTTGTCAGCACTGCGGTCCGAATTGCAGCAGCCGTCGGCGCGACCACGTCCAGCGACACACCAACCGGCGCCGACCTGGCAAGGCTGGTCGCCTCAAACTCGGCCTCGTAATTAGCGATGTCCACCAGGTCGAGGTTCAGTTGCGCGCTGTAGCGGTCGAAGATGCCCAGCAACAGGCTGTCGACCTCCTTCAGCAACGCTTCCAGGCGCTTCGTATTGTATTCGGTCAGATCCGACTGGGTAAGCCGGTCGCGGATTGAGCGATCAATCTCCTTGAGGAAGGGAGCAAACTTGCCCACCTCCCCCGCCTTGAGCTTTTCGAGGAACACTGCGTGCCGGATGGTCGCATCAAGAATCGCCTGGTTCACCGCCATCTACTTTGTCCTCGTCGTCCAGGCCCAGGCCGTCGCCCTGTTCCTGCAATTCGCTATCGATCTGCAAATCGGTACGTTCAGGAGCAATCAGGCCCAACTTACGCAGGTACGCACGAAGGTCTGCCTTGGCGAAACCGCCTTGCTGCCACAAGCCAACCAGGGCGGTGATCATCTGAGGATCAGCAGTGAGCTCTACGAACTCTTGATTGATCTGGTAGGCGACTTTCTTGTCGGTAATGCCCATGTAGGCGCAGCACCACATGATTGCTCGGGTGTAGGCCTCGCTGACGTTTGCCACGCAGCCTGCGAGCACCGAAGTGGATGCCGACTGATCGCCTCGGGACTCGGTAGCGGTCTTGGTGGCAAGTGACGCAACTACCATCCGCGCGCCCAGCTCGATCATCATCTGGTTTTTGTCGGCCATGGCCTCCTTGACCAGAGTGTTCGGCAATGGCTGCGCGTAACCGAACTGGCCGCCGGCCGGCAGCATCATTGGCGCCCTGGAGCCGACGTAAACGCCGTTTTTCTCCATCCAGTCGCGCCACTGCTCATCCAAACCACTGATCCATGGCTGGGCCTGGCCACACCAAAAGACGCTGTCTTCGTAATCGGCACTGTTCCGGTAATGGCCCAGGTTGATCATGGCGATGTCGTACAGCGGCGACTCGTCGATGCTTGGGTCGTTGTTCTGCGCGCCGACAAAAGTGAACGGGATCTCCTTGAGACGCCCGGTGACGCCTTCCGGCCTGAACTCTTCGATGACCGCCAGAGGCCCGCCACCTTTCGGCCCGGACCGGCGCCAGACACGGCAAACGAAACCGTCATCCTCAAGCGCAAGCTCCCGGTACTGCTCAGCCGTCTTGTAGCCGAAGCCGTCAGGAATCTCTGGCGATTCGCGAAGCACCACCAGCGTCAACACGCTATGGCCGTTCACCATGCCTGTACGCCAGTTGATGATGTCTTCAGCGCAGTAGGACAGGATCACCGAATGCCCGCCGATACCATCGTCTTGGTGGTAGTCGACGTAAAGCCCGTGGCGTCCAGCTTCAAGAACCTTTTCAAGCGTGCCCTGGGAGTGTTGATAAATGCTCACTCCGGAGCCATTGGCGTTGTCTTGCAGGTATTCCAGTTTCTTCGGCACCGTGAGTGTCGGGTCTTTATGGAAGGCCAGACCCAGCAGCCCGTTACGGGTGTGCCCGGTGGCGTTCTTGAACACCGCCCGCTCGCGGTAAACCCGATTCCGGTCTTCGTTCTCCGGCGACTTATCGTGTGCGTTGATGTACGGCAGCCGATCGACTACCCGGTGCTGGCCCGCGCAGACGTCGCGAACGGTCGCCCAGCGATCCAGCACTGCCGTGTATTCCGCCCGCTTGAAGGAGACGTCGTTGCTCATCGGGCGTATCCCATTTTGATAGAAGTGACGATCGCTTTGATCGGATAGCGCTTGGCGATGAAGTAGCCGGCGGCGTCGTTCATATGGTCGTGACCCTTTTTCGGATCTTTGTCCGGCTCGCCCTTGTCGGTGTAGGTCTGTCGCTCAAGGCACAAGGTGAGCTGAGGGCACTGGTCGATGTTGACCTTCAGTCGTCGCTCGCCGTAGGCATTCAGGAACATCGCGTTTACCGAGTTCACGCGGTCTTTCACGCCTGGGTTTGTGGAATCGACGATCACCGTGAATTTTGCTTTCTTCAACAGCGACAAGTCGGACTCGCTTGCGTTTTTGCTGCTGGTGTTCTGCCCACTGGCGTCGGGATAGACCGTCACCGAGTGCCCAGGGAAACGTGTCTGGATCTTCTCGATCATCTCCGGCGTGTCCCGAACACCATGAAACTCATCCAGGGCCATTGGCAGATCGTTACGAACGACATAGACGACGGCAGCCATTTTCATGACGTTGAAGTCCATACCGATGTGCAACGCCTCGCCCGGTTTGATTCGCTCGCTGGTTCGGCACTCGTCGCGATTGAACGTGTAGTAGACGACGCCCGCGTAGTTCTCGAAGCCTGCTTCGTACTCTTGCCGGAAGGTGCGCGGGTCCATTTTCCGGCGAGCCGCTTCAAGCTCTTCAGGAGGAACGTTGCCACCCTGCAATGACGTGTACTGCCAGCTCTTGTGATCAGGCTCGCCGCCTGGTTTGCCGTCCAGATAGGTGTCGTAGCAGTGGTTGAAGCCCTTGGGCGTGCCGATTCGCAGTGCATGCCCGCCCTTTCGCACTCCGACATCCGGAATCGTGTACAGGCAGGTAGAGAGCATCGGCCTCAGGACTTCTTCCCAGGCGGCCCAAGGGCAGTCCGCCCATTCATCCACCAGGACGAAGAACAGACCGGAGCCCCGGAGGTTGTCGTAGTTGTCGAGCCCCACCACGCGCATTACGTGGCCCGACTTGAGCGTGATCGAACATTCAGTCTCGTTCGGGCGGTGCGCACGCCATGCCTCAGGAATGGCTTGCTTCAGGCGCCGCCAGAACACTCGCTTTGCCTGCTTGAAGGTCGGCGCGCCGTACCAGATCTCGTCCTCGACGCTTACGCCCCACTCTGCAGCCAGGCGGGCAGCACGACGCATCTCGGCCTTGCCCAGGAACGTCTTGCCGAACCGTCGACCACACACAGCATCACGAAAACGCGCCTGAGGCTGGAATCCCCAGCAGTAAATGTTTGCCTGTTTGGGCGTCAGCTTTACCGGCGGGTCAAAGGTACGGGGTAGCGGGGACATTCTCATCAGGCTCCAATGTGTACTCAGCAACGGCGTGCTGCTGGTCCGCTTGGGAGCCCAGAGGTTTTTCAGGTTCGAGGCGACGATTCACGTAAACATCGCCCACCTCTTTGGCGGCCTGCTCGTACAACTGAGCGGTCAGCGCCAGGTTGCGCATGTTCTCAGCCTTCTCAGCCATTCGCCCCAGGCCGCGAAGCCGGAAGGCACGGTTGGCAATCGGGATCTCTGCGGTCTCTTCTCGGAACCGCTTCCTGGTGTCGTGGAAAAGGGTCACCCACTTCACCGCCAGCCCCTTACCCGCGGACTTGGTGGGGTCGTGCGTCTCCACCTGCTGGCGGCTCACCATGACCCCGTATTCGTTCTTGACGGCTTCCACCACTTGGGATGGGGTGTCAAAGCACGCCAGCGCCTGAACGATGAAGCTCTTCACCTCATTTTTCAGGGCTGCCATAAATTCTCATCCGTCTAGAGCCTGTCAAGAATCAGGCCGATCTCAGCAGACAGGTTCCGCAGGCCCTCGCAATGTTCAATTTCCCCACCTCAGCAGGACTGTTTGCAGCATCCACCAACGCTTGAACGTCAGGGTTTGCACCGTAGCGACGGACCACCCCGACGAACTCTTCAACGTCGTGGCCCTGCAGCTTGATCTTCGGTGCACCGTCTTGGGTGAATGCTGGTTGACCGTACTTGTCGGTCGCGTGAGCCAGGTGATACAGCTCGTGTTCGATCAGGGCGCAGAACTCAAGGTCGCTGCACTGGGCGCAGTAGTCAGCAGCCAGAGTGATGATGAAGGCCGGCACATCGCCGAACCAATCACGCATCTGTTGCTCCATCCTGGCTTTCTGCCAACCGCCGGCGCGGAACGCTACCTGCTCGGCCTGACCTAGCACTATGCGCCCCTGCTTGTTGAAGCTCGACGATGCCCACATGATCCGGATGTCTGCATCCAGTAGGTGGGCATGGTCTTCGTTGTGAATGGTGCCGGTGTCGGCCAGGATCTCGGCTTGGAGCCATTCCCACACTTCGGGAGCAGGAATCAGGCGGATACCGAAGTCAGAGAGGTCGGAGAGCTCAAGCAGTGATGCTGGAGGTGCTGGCCTGATCATTTCTATCTTCCAAATACTTGAAAGCTGCACGTAACTTGAAGGCACTGCCCAATGTGGTATTCATGATGTCCAAATTATGGAAAGAGCAATTGTATGGAACTCAAGACCGCGCAAATCGACTTTCGGCCTTACGAGAAACCTCTCCAGGTGCGGACCCTTACAGCCGCGTTCGCATTTAGCGAACATTGCGGGGCGCTGGATCTAAGCACTGATACCTATCGCGCAAGCAATCAGGGTTTCAGTTGGCTTGGCGTGCAAACCGAGCCATTCGACGGATGGCTCGATACGTCATCCATTGATTTTTGCTTTCCCGATGAAAAATACGGCGATTACACCGTATATCTAGGCGACGACATTACTCAGAACGGCGAATGGCTATGGTTCCCAGTAACTCGAACTCCTGGAATAAGTTCAGACCAAGGCTGAGCCTGACTCCACTCAGGTCACCATCTGGTGTGTCTGTGCATGTGCGTGGCCGTGGAGCAGGCTGACGATCAGACCTTGGGGGAGTCCGGCATTCTTGGCGGCGTCCACGGCATCAGCAATAGCCTTGTCGAGAGCGACTACCGCAGCGTTGATTTCTGGGCTCATTGGCAGCACGTGCCTCAGGCGGGTGACGCTGGTCATGTATGACCCTCTGCAATGAAACTCTGCACCAATCGGGAACCTCGCAATAACTCCGACTCATACTGGAGTGACGGTCAAGCACGTGAACTACCCCACCCTGATTGAGTCCATTACAGTAATGGAGACTCGAACAACTGCAATCACGGAAGAAACGCCTTTGAAACTTCGTCTTTTAGTCTTACTTTCCAGCATCGCTCTGTGTGCTGAGGTGCAGGCTGCGCCATCCCCCGAATCTGAAGCTGTCTTTGAACACGCAATGCTTTTAGCTGATGAAATACAGCAACGAGCTAATCAGCTGGTTGAAAAAGAACAACAGGGCAAAACTGACAAGCTCACACTGAGCCAATCCATACAGGAGGCTACGAAAGGACTTGAGACCTATGAGGACGAGCTGCGTAGAGCTAGCGCCGGAGGGCACGGTGTAGCGACTTTCATGTTGGCGAATATGCAAGAGAGTAAAGCGGCAACCTTTCTAAATGGCTATAAGGCTATGCATGTAGAAGCCTGCGCGCTTTACCAGAAAGCTGCGGATCAAGGCTTGGTTGCCGGAGCGATAATGCTGTTGCGCGACTGTGACGAGGCGTTCCTGCGATTCAAGTTCGATGACTCCGAGTTTCTTCGCAAGTATAGCCAGCTAGCCAATGCCCTAGAGCGACCAGATCTGTACTCTGACCATTATCCATTGCCTGCAATACGCTCGTACTGCTTCAAAGACTCACTGAAAACGGAAGCCAACCGTCAACTACCGTTGACCACTATGAGGGACTTCTTCGAACCAGTGTCTCTGAGCTTGGAACAGTTTCGCGCCGACGGGTATTACCTGTTGGCCCTTATGGGCGATTTCGCGAACCCGAAAGTTCAGGCCTATTTCAAGCAGTCGCAGACGATAGCACCTGACTGCCTAGACCCTTCCAATCTCAAGTCACTTTTCAAAAATATAGAGAGAAAAAGCCACTGACTTCAGCCATCTTTCGCCACGATTTAGCGCATTTGAAAACGTGGCGCGGATTACTTGCTCCGGCGCTCGACACCACCTGGCCCCTTGTCGCAGTGCAGGCAGTGCTCGCAGTTCAGCGTCCGGCAGAGCCAGACCTTCACCCGCTGCCAGTAAGTGACCATGAAGATGTGCCGGGCACCGGCCATGGCCAGGGCAACATGCAGCGTCAGTCCGGCACTGGTCGGGCCGAAGAAGATGTTCTGGCTGCGCGCCATGACGACGAAGCCGCTGATGGCGATGGCCGAGTAAATCAGCTTCCCGAGGATGCCGTCCCTCACCTTCCCGCTCAGTACGCACCAGGCTGCCCACAGCGCGATAAGGCCGCAGGCGATGGAGTTGATCAGTTCAAGATTCATGGTGGGTTGCCTCCCCCGAACCGCTGGCGAATGAGCGCCCAGAGGTCAGCGGATTTGATGGCTCGATTGATGGCCGCCAGAAGCGAGCCGCCGAATGCACCCAGTAGGAAGCCGATACCGGCGACGATCTTCGGCTCAGTCACGCCCAGGTAGGTGCTGACCATACTCGTCAGGTAGATCGAGCAGGCCATGCCAGTGATGAGGAAGATCATCCAGGCACGCCAGTCGTTCAAGTCGTCCTTATGCCACCAGCTGGCGATCACGGCGCCAACAAGGCCCGCGATCAGTAATTCGAACCTGTCGATCTTGTCGAGCAGGCGCTGTAGATACTCCATGCGCTCGACTCCGTGGGGCATGATTAGAGAAATACCACAAAATAGCTGTATCACCACAAAAACGTTGTATACTGGACTCATCCAAACAACGAGGCGAGGTGATGAAGTCCAGCGAGTTCAGAAGATGGTTGAAGGCCCAAGGGGTGACCTTCGAAGCAGGCAAAGGAAGCCACTTCAAGATCATCGCCCCAAACGGCAACAGGAGCACCTTCGCGGATCACGGCAGTAAGGAAATACCAGAACCGACCCGCAAGGCGATCATTAAACAACTGGGGCTCTAAGAGCCCCTTCACCTCATCTGAACGCTGGGCGATCACCTCCAGGAGTGACCAATGTACGAATATGCAATCCGCTTTGAGCAGGACGACAGCGCGCCTGGCTTGGCCGTCTTCTGTCGCGATCTTCCGTTGCTGAACAGCTACGGGGACGACAAAGAACACGCGATCCGCGAAGCCGTGGACGCAATTGAAACAACTTTGTCCATCTACGTGGATCAGCGAGAAGCCATTCCGCAAGCGACTCCGGCCCAGCCAGGTGAAGAGGTTATTCACTTGCCTGCCGTCACCGTGGCGAAGATCGTGCTGTGGAACGAGATGATGGCTCGCGATATGCGCAAGGCCGATCTGTGCCGTCTCCTGGGCCTGGCCCAGACACAAGGCGATCGCCTGGTCGACTTCCTTCACACCTCCAAGATGGAAGCGATAGAGAAAGCCCTCGCCGCACTAGGGAAGCGCCTCTTAGTTTCTGTCGAGGCCGCTTAAAATGGGCGTATCAGATGCATTAGCCTGCTTCGGTATTTTTGTTGGACTGGTGAGCGCAGCCGCAACAATTGCCTCCCTATCAATAGAGGGCCGCGAAAGGCTCATCCAATGGTCGCACGGGCTGATTTTATGGGCTGCACTGATTGTCGCTACGGCTGTTCTGGTCATGTTTTCCCTGCGTGAGGCTGAGCCTCCCCGCTGGGAGATCCTGCTTGCAATTTTTTACGCGCTAGCTTGGATCTGGATTGCAAATAAAATCTGGCTAAGAAGCGCAATGCGATAGCACGAATACTCTGGAATGGAACGCCCCGAACGATAACGAAAAGGCCCCAGCAAATGCTGAGGCCCTGAATAGGTAAGGCCCAGCGCTGAGCTGGGCCTTATGCTTGGTCTAAGGATGGCAAGACCGTCCTTATGACGCTTTCAATCAAGCAAGTACGTCGTAGGTCACGTAAATGTAAGGGCTAGAGAAACCGCCATCGTTCGGCGCCCACCACAGACCTTGACCTGCCGGAACGACGATTTCGAACGACGGGCTGCCCAGGCCAAAGTACACGACTGGGAACTCGGTAACCTCGCCATTAGTTGGAACGGGAGTTACAGCTCCGGTAACCAGTTTCCCATTGGTGGCGGTACAGGTCCGCACCACGATACCGGTGGTATTTTCTGCTGGTGTGATAATTGGGCGAACAGCCTCAACGAAGCCGATGAGGTTGGTGAATTTTGCGCCTGCTGTTACTTGATCCATGTCTATTTACCTTTGAGTCGAATGATTTGTCGCGGAGGATTCCGCACTCATGTCGCTCAAAGGCGATTGCTGGAGGCTCGTGGCCTTCACATGATTCAACGTCCCACATCGGGAACATTTGATCTGGAGCTCTGTAAACCCACCCGTGCGGGCGAGAAGTCGGTTGCAGTTACCGCATCTGATTTCTTTCAACATCTGCAAATTCCTTTTGCTGAATCGCCCTTTCCGTGGGCCAAAAAAAGCCCAGCGCGACGGCTGGGCTCTATTACGCAAGGAGATAGAAGATCATGGAGTCCAGTAAGCAATCTTGCCGCCTGCACCAACAGCTACAAAATTGCCGTTGCCGTAGGCGACGCTCCGGATATCGGTTCCTGCGAAAGTGTTGACTTGCTGAACCCAGCCGATCCCATCCTCGGAAACGGCTGTCTTGCCGCCGTCGCCGACAGCTACATACTTGCCATTACCGTAAGCAATGTCGCGGATGATGGTTCCACCGAAACTGGTATCTTCAACAGCAGTCCAGCCAAGCCCATCGGATGAATATGCCATCTTGCCATCCGCACCAACGATAAACATTTTCCCGTTGCAAAGCTTCATGGAAAGGATAGTGCTAGTGCCAAAGGTGCTGGTTCTGGGCGTGAATGTTTGCGGATTTTCCGTCGCAATCTTCACTGCGCTAAGCAGCTTCCCATTCGATCCCGCAACCAACACAAAACTGCCAATGACGTTGACGCAGTACACAGTCTCGCTAGAAGTGAAGGTCGTAGAGCGCTCCACCAGGCCTGACCAATCGCTATAACGGGAAAAGACTTTACCGTTAGACCCAACCAGTATCCAGGTGTAGCTGTTACCGGAAATTGGTTGTTAAAACACAATGCCTTGCAAGTCCGCGGACGCGCGAACAGTTGCCGTAAGGTTTGTCCAATCCCTTTCAGGCCGTGCTGCGTCGCCGAAGATCAGATTGCCGGATTGAGAAAGGGCTTGAAGCGATGTCCCAATACCGTTCCAGTACAGCTCGTTGAGGACCATTCCGCTATTAGAGGTGACGACGCCCTTAAGCTTGGTCCACGCTGTACCAGTTGCGCCTCCACTGACAAGCTGAGTGGTTGCGGGAAGACCGTTGCCACCAGCCGCAAAAAACTTGCCTTGCGCAAAAACCACGCGCCGAAGCATGCCGGTGTTATCCACCGGTTCTACTTGAGTCCAAAGATCTTGCAAGGTTTGAGACGCCGAGTTTGCGTTTTCCATTTTAAACTCCATTACTGAGCTGATTTAAGTTCAGGCCTCTGAATTGGGCGTATGGCGCTCATGGGCGATTGCTCGAGGCTCGCGGCCTTCACATGATTCAACGTCCCGCATCGGGAACATTTGATCTGGAGCTCTGTAAACCCACCCGTACGGGCGAGAAGTCGGTTGCAGTTACCGCATCTGATTTCTTTCAACATCTGCAAATTCCTTTTGCTGAATCACCCGTCCGTGGGCAATAAAAAACCCCGCTCTAGGCGGGGCTTCATAAAAACTTTAGTCGCTTGAAGTTTGAGGGACTGGGGCCTCGTCGATGCTAATGCAGTGCTCAATGTCCGTTATTTTCTTCAGTGCAAGCTCGGCCGTTGAATAAGCTCCGAACATTCTGCCCTGATAAAAAACAACCCACGCTAACTGAATATCCGCGTTGCCAGCCTGCCCTACAACCAACTTCTTGAACCGTTCCGCCAAGTCGTCGACATGCATCTGTGCCATGCCACGCAAAACCATGACGCTCTCCCAGTTTATAGTCGGAAGCTCTATTTTCGACCTTGCACAAACTGAGCGCAATAAAAAGCCCGACATATAAGCCGGGCTTTGCAGTGTGAACCCCTAACGCGCAAGATCGATAGGATGGGTAAATACTCTCTCACTTTCTCACTCATTGCAACGGCTTTTTACTACGCCACACAACTTTCGATTAATCCCTCTGCATCAAGCAGTTCCTGAGCGGCAGTGAGCGCCTCGTTCACCTGGTCATCCAGCGTCTTTCGGATCGTCGAGCGCCACCGGTACCGAGTAGATTCAGGCTTACCGTCGTTATCCCAATTTGTGATGTCGTACCAGGCGGCCGGCAGCACAGCGGCAGAACGCTTGCCGTCGGCACCGGCAACTTGCGGAATGGCCCAGGTCAGCACCGCGCATTCCCGGAAGCGCTTCGGCGCCGGGGTCTTCACCGAATTCAGGAGCTCCAAAATGGCGCCATGCTTTCGTTCCTGGTGCGTCGAGTATTTCGCCACCAGCGCCCGCCAATGCGCCGGGGTGAGCGCCTTATGCAGCCGACCGAACACCCAGCAGTCCTGGAGAAACGCAGCTTCCTTCCCGACGATCTCCCCCTTCTGTTTGGCGCACTGCACCTTGGGCTCAAAGTCGCAGCCGCCGGCGGAACTGATGGTTTCGGCCGCGAGCGCCCGAACTACTGCTGAAACAACGTTGCGATAGGTCATGCTGCAGCCCTCTTCAGTTCTCTGGTCTTCGCCCGGTAGTAGGCCTTGATGCCCTTGATCTGCTCGACGGTGTATTTGCGCACGCTCTGGTCAGCTTCCAGGGCGTCGACCGCTTCCTGGCCGATTCGCGCGATCAGCCCGATCCGGTAGTCCACGGCGTTGCCGGAAAGGAACCGGTTGTCCTGCTTACTCTGGGCGTGGCAGTTGCGTTCATCGAAGCGCAGGTGCGGCGCGGAGCCAACGCTGCGGTAGTGGCCAGCATCGACTGCGTTGCCGCTCCAGTCCAACGGCTTGCCGCTGGATATGCAGAGGTGGCCGGCGGCCTGGTCCCGGGTGCGGATGTATTCGTTGAACGCCTGCTGAGCCTCACGCATGTGTTCGCCGCGGCTCTTCAGCTTCTCCTTGCGAACCTTGATCTCGCGGCGCTCAACTTGAGCTAGGGACTTGCGCGCCTTGGCCTGGTTCACGTCCTTGATGGCGAGGCCGCACTTCGGGCTACATACGGCCTGGCCCAGGCGCTGCGGCGGAAAGCTGATGCCGCATGCCGGGTTCTTGCACTTCTTCGGTTTGGGTTGCTTGGCGATCATGCAGCCTCCTTGCTGAGTAGATCAGTGAAAACCACACCTTGGCCTGTGAAATAGGTGGCGATGCGGTCGGTGTAATTGATGCCCTGGGCGCGATTGAACAGGCTGGTCACCGGGAAACCGTCGGGGCCGAACAAATGG